CCAGTAGGCAACCGGGGGCGAATCTCATCCACCCTCAGGTAGTGGAGTTTTGGGTCGTCCACAACGACCTGCGGTGGGAGTCTGGTTGGTTAGGATACGTGGCCCTCGCTTGGAGCAGCTGTGCGAGGACACCTCACCGTCGAGTAGGACGTCACAACCAAGTGATGAGAGGAGGTTCAATCACCTGACGCTGTCCATAGCCCCGAACGGACCCGGCTTAACCACATGCTGCCCTTTCCTTCCACCTAGGGCTACTAACCACGCACCTTTTCTTTACCAGTCATAACCCACGCCTTCCTCAGCCGCGTGCCCCATAACCACAGGGGGGCCAGCCAGATAGATTTCACATGGCCCGGGTCCAGCGAGGGCGAGCTCCTTCTCGACCAGCAGAGATAGAGGCTCGGTCGGCTGCCAGTCGTAACTGGGCTTACAAACCAACCTACCATCGATCTCCACCTGCCTCTGAGGAGAAACTCCAAAGGCCCTCGCAAAGGACTCACGTGCCACATCGGTTGGTGGTTCCCAACTCGGTTCTCTCAGGCTCCCTATGTCAACGCCCAGGTATTCGTACTCTGAATACAGGGACCAGTTCACGCGCTTTCCAAAACCCCTTGTCGCGTCGTGGAGTAGACACATGTACTTTCCAAGTATCGGCACCCCGCGCATAAGAGACCACTCGCACTTCGAGACACCATGCAACCAGGCAGGCGCGAAGCGGGGATCATGCATATGCTTGTGACTGGAGGTCACCTGGGAAAGGACCTTCCTCCAGTCGCGAACCATGGTCCAATTAGGACCAAGGTTCAAGGGGGCCGATTGGCCAAAGCGTATGTGCTCCAGGCACCTGACAGGGCGCTCAAGGACCACCTCGTGACCGGAAACACGCAATGCCTCCGCAGAGAATCCACTGATCACACGATGGCTATCGCGAGCTTCCAGAAACAACAGTGCATTGTCACCGTCGACGAGAGAGTCGTACTTAACACCAAACGACTCAGTCACGGCGGCGATAACAGCTAGCATGATGATGGTGTTACCCATGCCAGTGTTGAAGTCTCCGGAAGCCCTCCCACCGTCCCTAGAAAAGCGGACACCCCCTGCGGTCACACCCTGGTTTCGCAATTGGTAACGCAAGAGCTTCATAAGGTCCTGATCGTACCTATAGGCAGCTCCGTAGATGGTATGCTCCATCTCCAATTGCCACTTGTCACAGTGGGCCTCAAAGGCCTTGCCATCTACCTCAAAGACGACACACTGCTGGAAAGCGCCAAACTTCCTCCTGATCAGATTCGAACGTTGACGCCCGTTCAAACCTTTCGCCACAACCCTCGATCTCGCCACACCGGAGTTCCCAACTGATT